AGCAAAACGCAGAATATTACCAATAGATAGAATTAGAGAAACTATAAAAGAACATCGAGAATTATTTAAAGATGAAATTAAGATATATCATGGATGGGAACTAGTTGAGTGCATACATGATCTTATTTTAGAATTTCCCAACGCAGAATTTTTGATAGGACTTTGTCCCTTTGATTCTCAAAAAATTATAGACTCCGCGACTTATCGTAATTATAGTATAAAATCTCCCGAGCGCACCCGCCGCGGAGATTTTGTAGATTTATTTTATAAAAAGGCAGAATTACAGTATAAGATATTGACTGAATTTTTAAAAAATCAAAAACTTGAAAATTTTAATATCCCAGATGCCCCTTGTAATTACAAATTTTATTATATTAATAACCCTAAGGCACCAAAATGACCAACGAAGAATATCTTAAAGAATATTTTACAAATAATTCCGACCCTACAAAAAATGGGTATTGGAGGCCAACGCATCTAGATGGAGAGTTTAATGATTACGATGTTATAGCCTCTGAAATTACAGCCGACTTAGTTGTGCTCGATGTTGGGTGTGGATACCATCCATTTAAAGGAAAAATAAAAAATTTAACAGGGATAGACAAATATAATTCCGCCGCCGATGTTGTGGTTGATTTACTAGATTTTCAGCAAGACCCAAATTTTTATGATGTTGTAATTGCGTTAGGGTCTACTAATTTACATTCCTTTGATCTAATTGAAAAACAGATAGATAGATTAGTATATTGGTGTAAGCCCGGCGGAAGAATATACATGAGGGTCAATCCAGTATTAGAAAATATTATCTCTCCTAAGATGGCGGTGTATCCTTGGACACTTAACGATATCGTGTATTTTACCAATAAACATAATTTAAAAATTATCAAACCAGTAACATTAAGTGATAATTTACGATTAACATTCACCTGGGTTAAGGAAGGATGAAACTAGTATTTGTATGCACACCATTAGGATTTAACAGATTGGGTATCCTGAACAAAATAGAAAAATATTTTCCCGTAAGTAATGATGATAACAGAATTTATTTTAATTTTGGACAGTACAGTGACTTACCTAAGAGAGAGGATCCGTTTTTAAAAGTATCATCGGCAATAACACAGAATTTAATTGAATTTCCAGACTCTACATTTTTTTATTACGGGTGGGAGGTAACGGAAAGTTTAGACAACTTAATTGAGGAATTTCCAGACGCAATATTTACCGGAGTCATAACTGATGACAGTAATGTGGATCAACTTACGCAACCAAGGATATTCTCCGGTCGAAGAATGTTACCTTTTTCGGAAATTAATCATTCTATCGTTGTAGAATATTATAGTAGACAATATAATAAGTTATATAATTTTTATAAAAACGCGAACAAAGATAATATCATATTTGAAAATAATGGAACTAATTTTTTTTATATAAGATAACATGAAAAAAAGATTATTAATTTTAACTGGCCCCCAAGGATCGGGCAATCATATGTGGAGCAAAGTGTTCAGTCAATCTCCCAAAGTACAAGGCTGGAAACAACTAACTCAAGAGTATTGGGTCGGTCACGGCCTTGAGCCATTTGCAGAAGTTTGGGAAAATCCATCATTGTTTAAAGACCTCAAATGGCCCCATGATTTTTATTTTACTAGTATAAGTTGCCCGTATGTTCCGTTTAATGGACCATTGATGACCGACGAGAACACTAAGATTCCTAAATACCAAGAATTTATCGAAACTGCTGAAGAAGCAGGGTTTGATGTTACAGTAGCAGTAATAAGCAGAGATGTAAATATTTTGAGTCATCAACAAACGAGAGTTAGGCAGCAAGTCACATGGCCTATCTTTATAGAAAATTTTGACAATGCTCTTTCAAAATATAATCCTGTTTTTGTAAGTACTGAGTCTTTGTTTTTATACAAAAGTCGATACATTTCTCAATTAGAAAGATTATTAGGTTGGCCAATTGAAATTTCTGATCAAAAATTAAATGAGATTCTTGAAACTAATACTAACGAAAAGTATTTCAAATATGTCGAGTCATATTGGTTAGATAAACATATGGCCGATGTAGGGATAACACATGACATTCAAAAACCTAAAAATCCTAATTTATATAGGGCAACGGAATAATGTCTTATACAGAAAAATTAATCGATGCAATGTCTCAACTTCCTATTAACGACGATCAAATAACGCTCAGGTCTTCTCTGGCACAACATGACACCGATACCTCAGCTCAAGGACTAGTTAAAAAATTAGATGATAATAATATTGAAAAAATTGCGATTTTTTCAAGAAAGGGACAACAACCTAATAAGGTCAATTCTGTTAAAATGTTAAGAGATATGATTCCTGAAAGGATTATACTTGGTACCTCAAAAAGGTTTGATCAGAGGAAAGATTTAACTCCTGAATATTTTCAAAATTTACTGCATGAAATAGATAATGATGGTTGTGAATTTTTAGGAGAGTTAATGCTTAGCCATGCAGATAAACATGACGGCGAAGAAAATGAAAGTTACGAACGACATGTTTGTGCATCGTCGGCCAATGTATGCAGATTGCTTGACGAGATTTCTAAAAATCCTCTACCAGTCATGTTTCATTGGGAAGTCTATCATTGGAATAGAGATATTGAACATATAACTTATATGCTTGGGTCATATCCTAACATACCATTTGTGTGGCCGCATTCCGGGTTCGGATCACCTGAGCAGGTAGATTATATCTTATCAAGGTTTTCAAATGTGTATGCTCTGTTGTCTAAAAGAGAAATGATACGAGTAGGTGATCTTTGGGTAAGTCATACAGGTGATGACCTGGGAGGTTACAATATTGTTAATCAAGAATTTTTAAATCGAGTTGATTGCGGAATGGTTGATAGACAGGGAATAATTAAATCAGATTGGGTACAATTACTAGAAAGATACCCAGATAGGTTTATGTGGGGTACAGATGCACATAAGCCACTAAGATGGAAATCTTATGATAGGATTGTTAGGGTTTGGAGAGATATTTTATCTCAACTTGACTTTGACTTAGCACAAAAGATTTCCTATTACAATGCAAAGAGATTATATAAAATATGACTGAAAAAATAAAAAGAATTTTTATTACTGGGGGACCGGGATCTATGTGGTCCGGAGCCGATCGACTCATTCGTTCAGGATTTGCTGGACAAGTAGACAATTCGGACATAACTCATTCTAGGAATTGGATTGGACATAGCGGTGTATACTTCAATCCAGGAAACGAACCCGGATATGATTGGATATTAAATTTTGACAAATATGATCGAGAGGAGATTATTCGTATGTTAGATGGGACACAATCATTTCGTAAATCGACAGACGACAATGAAGACGGGGTGATTAGAACATATAAGAGTCATAATTTTTGTTACTTTTTTGATCATATAGAAAAACTATTTCCAGAAGCGGATATTGTGGCAATGACCCAGATACCCTACAAGGCGCTTTATTGGTGGACAGTTTGTGGCGGACATGACCATGTACACGACCCGTATGATTATTACGATCGAGATTTAGAAAAAATTTGGAATGAAATTAATACGCAAACATCACTAGTTGATGCATGGATAGAAAAACACAATCTAAAAAAAGAATATTTAAATTTAGATTTTTTTAGAAACCATTTTGGAGAGCCGCAACAATTGCTGCTAAGAGAATATGAAGATAGGACCCGGTCTCCTGATGGATTAGATCATCGATGCGCCGCCGGGTCTTTATGTAAAAATTTATCAAATACAGCAATGGCAGTGATAAAGTATGGAACCCCTAGGCAGTTTGAAAAATGAGGATGAATTAAAATTATGCGATTAAACTTTTTTTTAGGTGTCCAACATTCACACCACTTGATTAGGGGGGTATTAAAGGACGACGAGAGGGTAACATCACCGGTGCTGCCTATATATAGGTTAGATGCCTATAACGATCAATCATTATATGATGCTATAAAAAGAATTGGATTCTCAAAACCACTGCTAGAACTGATGTTTGACGACCTTACAAAGGAAGAGGGCAATATTGGGTGGATGCAATGGGAAAGAAAAATATTTGATGATCTTCTAAATGCATCTCCTACAGGAACTAGATTTTGGTTTTTTAAACCCAAAAAAATTCAAGAATTAACTAGTAGTCATTATGAGTTTGCGTCCAAGTACAAAGACGATGTATCTATAATTAGAAAACTAAATTTTAGAAAATTGCCATTAACTAGAGATACATTGCATGATTTGTTTAACGAAAGGATTGGATATTTTTCTTTATTAGCTAACGGGGTAGGAGCTAGTAAGTGGGTAGATTTTAACCTAAAAGATTATTTTGAAGATGGAGTAGATAATCCTGTTTCTAATGTAGAAGTGGCATTATATACAAAATCGTTGGTAAACAACAAATGAACTTAAGAATATATAATTTAATAAACAGAAAGATAAAGGATGCATTTTCTTTGCCGAGATATGAGACTGCTATTCTAACATTATCTCCATTGACTATCTTTTTAGAACTACCATGGACTCCGGTTCGATTAGAGAAATTTAAAGAATCGATTGAAGCAGAACTGCAACTTGATAACATTAACTATGAGGGTAATATACAAGAGCTTGTTAGTCGACTAAATGACCGGTATATGCATAGATTTTTTGGTGAAATATGGAAACCACGAACTGAATCGTACCAATACAGTGGTTGGGGAATAGTTGAAGAAATTAACAAAACAGCTCCTACTGCTGTTTTAGATTTTGGATGTGGATATAATCCTTTTAAAGGCAGGATTAATAATCTTGTGGGAATCGATCCTTACAATAACTGCGCCGACTATATGATTGACATATTAGAATTTACCAAAAAACCCGAGAGTTTTGATCATATTATCGCATTTGGAAGTTTAAATTTTAATTCTCAAGATGAAATCGAAATTAGATTTAAAAAACTTACAGAATTATTAATGCCTGGCGGAAAGATGTATTTCAGAGTCAATCCGGGTATATTATGGCCGGCTGGACCATATGTAGATATATTTCCCTGGTCGTTTGAAATTGGCCATCAATTGGCTGAACAACATGATTTAATTCTGGAGACATTTAAAAAGGACATCAATAGACTATATTTTGTTTACAAGAAAAAGTCTATTTAGAAACTTCAACCAATAAATGGTATCGATCACTCTCTCCTGTATTTACAGAAGTGTGAAGGTTAGTAGTATTAGTCCACCAAATTTTTCCTCGTTCGAGATATCTTGATTCATTCTCGATAATCATCAAACTAGCCGGAGTTGTGACTATTGGTACATGCACCCTTGGCGTTAGATCCTTATGTAGAGAAAAGCAGGTACGGGGCCCTAGTCTCATAATTCGTATTCTTCCAATGTCGCAATCAGTAAACAAATCTAAGAATTTTAACATCCATCCAGATTTTAATGTATCGTCTCTCCATATATTCCATTCAGTTAACCTAACCCCACTTCTAGTTTTGCCTTCACCGTAATCTATACCGTCCCAAGTTTTTCTTCCTGTTAATCCGTATTGGGTTATATTTTCCGTACGCATTTTTGACATTAATGGAATGAAATAGTTAACCATTTCTGCTTGGTTTTCAACATTAGATATTACCCTAAAATTTTCACTCATTTCTTTTCTCCAATTAGCATAAATCTATTGTAGTAATCGAGGTTAATCGTCTCCGAGATCGTTATTAATAACGGATATTTTTCTTTCATCTCTTCTAGAGAGTTACATGTGTTAGGGTGATCGACTGCTGGATAATCTGTACTATGTAATACTACTATTGATCCTTTTGAAATATTTAAAAACCAGGTGTTGTCTAAAATATGTTCGCAACTCGGGTTGATAATTAAATCGTATCTCGATATGTCTATATCGTTAACATCTAGACTAACACGAGAAAACGATGGGTTACCTCTGTTTAAGTGTGTGGAAAATTTTTCAAGTCTACCATCGGGGTCGACCTCGGTAATATTTTTAAAACCTAACTTATATAAACACAATGAAGTAAATCCAAACCATCCCCCAACAACCAATACTGTGCTATTTCTATCTTCGCAATGTTTATCTATCGCATTTATTAAAGATTGCTTGCCCGTGATTTGTTTCCTTCGAAATGCATCTCGTATTTCTTTCAATGATGTTGATTCAAATACTGATTGATCATACAAAGCATTCATTACTTCTGGTATAATGTCACATACATTAAGCATCGTATTTTTCTTTAAAGTAATTTTTTAACCAATCGTAGTCGTTAATAACCAGTGGATCTATATTGTTATTTACATACTTAGTTGCATCGAGATAACCATTGTAGCACCACAATGCGTTATTAGACCCATTGTCTAAATCTTTACATGATTTCCAATGACTTATATACCTGTCAATATTCGTAGCATGTGGGCGATCCTTAAATATTGTAGTTAATTTAACACAGTGTCTAAAAGCAGTTTTCCACGCATCGTAGGGTGACGAATTATATTTGGTAATTGAAAATGCGGGAGCAGGATGATAATATGTACCCTTTGGTTTTACTGCATTTAAACAAAAATCTCCCTTACTCATATCACGATTAACTAACGAGCCCTTCCTCCAAAGTTTAACTCCGCCGAGATTAGTAGGTTCGTTTGATATTGGGTCGTCTGCTGTAAACATTATTAAGTCAAGCCATGGATCGATATGTCCAGGATGTTTTAGCGGTTCTTTTAAGTAATTATCGCCATCTACGGTCCAGAACCAATTGAATTTTGCCAGATTATCACAGATAACATGCACAATATCAATACCTTTTATCCCGTGTAATCTTATTGCCGTGGGATGTAAACTTAAAACTCTTTGCCAGTTTTCTTCTTGGTCTGTTTCGTTGTAACTAATAAAGAAAACATCAAACTTCATTTTTAAAAAATTCCCTTGCTTCTTCAAAAGTAATACCTTTGGTGATGCTCCAACTCATAATGATCCTTCTTGCTGGACCATTTATAACAGAGTGAGGAACACTATTTTTAATCAATGTAGGGCGTGTTAGAGTAAATTCAAAAACTTTATTATTGCAATCTCGAACCCAGTTCAATTTTCTTTTATCGTCATATTCTAAATCTACGGTGTTCGGCAAATTATAGAAAGTGGTCGTTGATTGCTCGGTGCCCTTTAATGGTATGTTCAACGCACAGCTTCTTTCTGAATCAATATGACACCCGAGAATCTTGTTGGGCTCAAAATCGTAGAAATTCCAAATTGGACTAAGGATTTGGAATTTGCTTTGTATGGAAGTTAGGTATTGGTCATTAGTAACTAATCTTTGGTGTTTTAAAAGTGATAGATCTTGTTTGTAGTTGTTTATTAAATTCAAAAGGTATTCAACATCAAAATCGATCGATAATTCGCAAATATATTCATTGTTAATCATATATGAAAATATTTATTCGTGCTACCATAACTAATAAATATTCTTTATGCTACGAGACACAATGAAAAATAGATTTACTGCCAAATGGTGGAAATCAACTATGATAAGGTCAATATGAATCAGGGAACAAATAAAGTTGTGCCATTAGGAAAAAGTGGTCGACCTCCAAAGTTTGAGGTTAGTAAAGTAACACTCGAAACCGTTGCGAATGAGTTGGCATTATTAAATCTTGGAGATTTTGAACCATTAAACATTAGGATTGACACTAATCGATTCATGTCGGAGATAGCTCAATTTAATGATGCATGGGTTGATTATCTTCCAAGGACTGATAGACCTAACAATAGACAGGGGTTGGTTCTATCAAATCTCCCGGGAAAAACGCATCAAGATAATCCTAGCTTACCGCAGGCTAGCATGGAAGCCGGATACCGGCTTAGTGAAAATAGCTTTAATCAACGAACTGAAGTATATGATGCTTGTACAAGCCTGCACACATTATTAGATGAATTTCAACCACTCGGCCGAACATTCTTAGTTAAGTCAAATATTGGGGGATACTTTGTACCCCATAGAGATCATCCTACCATGCCTCGGGAAAGTTTTAGAATTGCAGTGTTCTTAAATAATTGTGCGCCATTGCAGTATGATTGGTTAATTGACACAGATAGAAAATTACCTATTGAGCTAGGTCGAGCTTACTATATTAATACTAGAAAAACGCATCGGACCATAAGTTGGGTTAACGATAGCATACATTTAATCATTAACATACCATTCACTTCGGCAAATGTTGCAAAAGTGATAGCTCATTTACAACACCCGCATTAAAGATGTGTGAATATACTCATTCCGAATTTTGATTTAATTCCTTGTCTTTGAAAATCACTGGCACAATGTAGTCGAGCACTATCAAAGAACAGTGCGTCAGTTGGTTTCCATCGTAATGCAGAGTTAAATGATAATCCTTCTAACCATCTAATTTGTAGATGCGTTAGATATTTTTCTATAATATCTTTATCAATGCCGTTGTTATTCTTATTCAATACTTTTGAATATTCGTAAACTTGTTTATTGTAGTAAGTAGGAATATTTTTTGATTTGTTAAAGAACCTGGCACCACCTTCTAAGTACAATTGATCAAAAAAACATAAACTAGGATAGCCAGTATCCTCTCCAATGTACTCTAGTTCTAATGGTAGCGTGATTCCTCTATATACAATTGGATAATTTATATTATCGTCGTTGTGTATAAGATGGGGAAGTTCAACATAAAAAAAGAAAGAACTGAATATTTCACAAGGTCCTATAACTTGTTTTATTTTATCAAAAATTGTAACTAACAGTGGATTGGTTTTAAATTCACTCTTTAGTTCTATACTGGTTATTGGACCAGTAGTTTTATGAATCTTATCATAGGAATTTGAAAGATCAATAAGACCTGTGACTTCTTCTATAGAAAGGAATCCTTCTTTTGAAAACGGATCTATTAAATTTTCAATTATTGTTTGTCGATTGAGATCCGTTCTCATACTTGGGTAACCTCTACTCCTGAGTTCTTAAGGAATTTGATACCCGCATCATCTCGATAGTTTTCACTATACCATACACGACTAATGCCTGACTGATAAATGAGCTTGGCACAGTCGAGACAGGGCATGTGAGTAACAAATAGGTCAGCCCCAGCACCACTGTTGTTAGACTTCGCCAATTTTGCAATAGCATTTGACTCCGCATGAAGCACCTCTGGTTTGGTTTTTAAATATTTTTCTTCCCTCATGGGCATACCATATCCGGCATTCACATGTTCTACAAGTTCATCTTCGCAGTTGTTATCCCATCCTGCCGGCATACCATTATACCCGTAACTGATAACACTGTCATCCTTTACAACGACTGCGCCGACCTGTAGCCTACGGGCGTGACTCAATTGGGCTGTTCTTTTTGCCCAGTCCATGTACAACTTTACAAACTTTTCTTTCATAATTGCCTTATAAATTTGGCCGGCCTTGCAGGAGTCGAACCCGCGACTTTTGTTTCGAAGACAAAGATGATATCCATTTCACCAAAGACCGATAATTGATTATACACTAATAACATATTTAAGTCAAAAAAATAGGACTCCTAAGAGTCCTATTAACAGGATGATCGTAACCGATATTTTATTTTCTGGTCGCACTATCCCCTGTATGCCGGTTCAGTTACTGCGACCCTATCAACATTCATGTTGACTATTACATGTTTTTCTGTATGTAAATCATACCCGGTGCTTTGCCGGTCTATCAGTTATATTAGCGTCTATTGCTAGAAAGTGTTACCACTTGCTTCACGGGCCGCCGTCTACTGCATTAAGCGGAAGGTTTAAATTGCTGTATTCATCCAAAAATAACAGGCTAGTTGTCTACTTTTGTTTTTTATCGAGGCAAATATCGAAAACCCTCTAGCTAATCCTACTTCATTACTAACCTTCAAAGCCAATTAAGGCTCCAGTTAGTAACATAAGATTAGCATTCCATGTAATTATGGATTGCTGAACCTAGCCTAATAAACTATTTATAAAACACTGTAGCGTTCTGTGTCTACAGTTGCCATCATGATACCATATGGAGTCATGTCAGTGCCCGATAGGACACCCTTCATAACTGCTGGACTGAACCCAGACACCAACGCGGTACCTTGCTTGTCGAACTTAACAGGGACATTGTCCTTGCTGTTCAGGTTCCAGAACACGATGTTTGGCACTTCGTATCCTGCTTCCTTGTACTTACGCTTGATCATCTGCATAGCAGAGTCGTCGTGCTTGACGCAAGCGTCAAATTGCATGTCGGACAAGATCAGCAAAGTCTTTGGCATGTCACTTGCGTTCACACCGCCTTTAACTGCAATGCGTAGAATTTCTTCAAACGCCGCATGTAGGTTAGTGTTCATGCCCCAATCGCTAGAGTTCATTTGTGCCATCTTTTCAGATAGTGAACCCTTAACGACCTGTGCCTTTGGCTTAGCACTGAAAGTCAAGAATGTATCCTTGAATACACCTGTGTTCTTATCAGCACAGTACAGACCCAACGACAAGGCAATGTCGATGCACATTAGGTTGGCGTTTCCGCCAACTGCACAACTCATCGAACCGCTAACATCAACCAATGGTATAACGCTAGCATCGCCAATGTAGTTTGGTAGTGATGCCCATTGAGCATCTGCTACCACACTATCGCCACCATGACGCAAGGTCTTGATGACATCGTATGGGTAAACAGCCGAAGCATTTACCTTGTCTGTACCCGCAGTCAACCGAGCCTTGTAGGCTTCGTATGACACCTTGGCATTACGACCAAAAGCCTTGTTGTAACGAGCAGAAGCCAATGAAGGCAACTTGCCAAACTCGATGCTATCCCAGTCTTGGGCACACATCTTTGTTTCTACAACATTAGTAAGAGCCACTAGACTCTTACGGAACTGCTTTGGAGTCATCCCGTAAAACTTACGGATCTCCACCGCGATTGGACCTTGACGAGGTATCCACTTGGCACAAAGACCATTGCGTTCACGCAACGCATCACCAATTAAGGTATATGCCATGTGCTTGAACTTTTCAGTCTTGAATACCAACAGATCATCCCATCGCCCAAATTCACTTACGAAAGGCAACACTGATTCCAGAATCTCTGGGTGAAGCATTTCTAGGTGAACAAGGAGATCACGAAACAACTGGCGCTCACCAGCACCGCCACGAACATCGCGTGTCCATAAAGCAATTTTCATTGCGATATTGCTATCTTCCTGGAAAGCCTTTTCGAAGTCTGCGGTTACAGACTTACCACGGCTTGCACCAATCTTGTAGAATAGATCTACAAGGGCATTGCCCGAATGAGCCTTTGCCTTCATACCGTTTTCGGTACGAGCTACCTCTGGGGTAGACTTAACTGCTTCTGCGAATGTAGTCATCTCGTTCTCCTTTCGTTAAAATGACAGGTTGCTTATTTTTCAATTAAAAGTTGAATTTTAAAATTTGCTGAACGCAACCTAAAAACTTATTTTCTTAACTTAAACATTTATTATAGACGAAATAGACATTGTTGTCAACATCTATTTCATCTATTTTTACATCGTAGGACCGTTACCGCTTCTAAAACCTACACTACCACCTTCTTCTTCGATGCGTTTGATAACATCTTCAAACAAGATAGGAGCAAAGTCTGGAAGTTGTTCCACACAAACACAATGATAACGAACATCGTTCTCATCGCTGTACAAGATCTCTCCTGTCCTTGCGTCAACCCCCCTGGCCTTACGCACACGATTTGCGTGAGTATGACCGTGGATGTTAACCCCAAAGCGACCAAGACTATCTGAGTGCAACGGAATGTGACTCAAAATCATCCCATTCATCACATGATAGGCCCTAAGCTCTCTAAAGTATTGACGGTATTCGTCATCTCTGAAGATGTCGTGGTTACCGCGGATCAATACCTTATCACCATTTAACCTAGCCAATGTCGATATAGCCTTTCGGTTAATAACAACATCGCCTAAATGGTAAACTTTATCAGTGGGCTTAACTCTTTCGTTCCAAGCCTTAATCATGGCTTCGTCCATATCCTCTGGACTATCCCATGGTCTCAATTTGGTAACACCATCTTTACGAGTGAATTTACACACGCCCAGGTGTCCAAAATGAGTATCGCTGACTAAAAATACACCAGGCATATTCAACTCCTTTCTTTTTTAACGCGGCCAATGCGGCTCGCTTTGTTCCAATCGTAAGCAATGCCATCTGGGCACTTGCCGTCCTTGATACTGTCAACTCCAAATATACCTACCATTTCAAAGTCTGCACCTTTAATGGTTACGAACTCGTTCATTGACTTAGCAACATTCATTGCCTCGGCAAGTGTAAGAACTTTGAAGATTTCTTCTTTTCCTATTACTTTATACATGCCTTAATTATAACATGATTTTACCACTTTGTCAATCATTATCTTCTAACTTTCTACGCTCGCGCCTTGCTTGGGCAAGCATAAAAACCTTTTCATTATCATTGGCCCAATCTACTGCGTGTTTGGGTACAATTAACCCAGAATCCAATGTCACACCATTTACGGTGTGCGGCTCATCCGCATCATAGGTCCAACCCAAAACTCGCATCATACGATGTTTGACGCATAGATTGGGAGCACGAAACGCTTCGGTATCAATAAATCCCATCATTACGCCAACTTCGCACACTGCTCCACTACGGCACACACCTGCATGACAATGAACAACGACATTCATACGATTGTCTAATGCATGTTGTAGTAAACGGACAAGCTCGGCGGCCTGCTCGTGACTGCAACGCATGGCTTCTTCTAAACACTCGTCATGTTCTTCAATATCTAAAAATTGGAATTGATGGACTTCTTTGAATTGGTGCTTGGGAGTTGGAAAATCTCCGGGCGGATCACAAATTTGGATCAGCATGGAGTTAGGACCACAATCGTGATGCCGACCTTGCTTAATATCAGATAACGCTACATTTTCAATCCACATACCAAATCTCCTTAAATCCTTCTTCTTCAGTGGGCTCTTCCCAACTGGCAATCATACTGGCAACAACATGTTCCGGAACGATCTTTCCAGACTCCCATCGACTGGATAGTCGCCGAACAAGTTCTTTATGCTCGGGCGTTTTAAACACTACAGCGATATGCTCATAGTCTGGCAACATACGAAACTTCTTAGCACGACTAGCAATCGTAGTACTGGTTTGATCCCAAATAATATCATTGCCCATTTCTCGAATGGCTACAACATTTGCGGCCATTAAATTAACTGCCTTGGGCATGTATTCTGTAAAAATTTCCGAATAGGTTTTCCTCAAGCGAGCGGCTTCTAATTCAACCCAATAGTCAGTTGATACGATATGACATCCCTTGGCCCATTCTTGATTGGCGATCCAGGTACTTTTACCCGAACCAGGCACTCCGACCATCTGATAACATCTTAGCATATAATACTTTCTAAAATAGGTTGGTCCCGCTAGGAGGAATCGAACCTCCATCTTAACCTTAGGAGTGTTTTATTCTATCCATTGAACTATAGCGAGGGGTTAATAACACATTATAGCATGATAAATGATTTGTGTCAAATGAAAAACAGGATCCGCTTTTTTCAAAGTTGAAGTTTGATTTTTTAATTTGCTGAAAGGATCCTAAAACTGGTTGCAGGGGATGGATTCGAACCACCGATCTTCAGCTTATGAGACTGACGAGTTGCCACTTCTCTACCCCGCGATAATTGGTTGCAGTGGCAGGATTCGAACCTGCGATTCCCGGCTTATGAGACCGGACGGATAGACCACTTCCATACACTGCGATATAAGATGGGCTTCTCACCCAAATGACTCTAAACGAG